AGTGTCACTCAGGCAGACATTGATACTGATAATGTAACTGAAGGTTCTACTAATATCTTCTACACTGAGGCACGCTTTAATACAAGTCTTGCAACTAAAGATACTGATAATGTGAGTGAAGGTTCTTCCAATCTATACTTCACTAATACTCGTGCAGATACCCGTGCTGATTTGAGAGTTGCAGCAGCAACTGGTGCAAACCTAGATCTTTCTAGTAAGTCTACCACCAATCTTTCTGAGGGTACAAATCAGTACTACACTGAAGCAAGAGTTCAAGATAAACTCGATAATGCGTTTGCTCAACTTAGTGCAATGCTCAATAATCTTGCAACCGCCACTACTTTGGTATTAAATCTATCTGGTGATCCTACACCTGGTGACGTAACTGCTTTTAATAATGGCACATTATCTGGTGGTACATTGTATAACACTGGAACTGCAGTTGCTACCACCTCTAGCGGTAGTGGCACTGGATTAACAGTAGATATCACCGCATCTGGTGGTGCTATCACTGCAGTTGCTATCAACGCAGCAGGTTCTGGTTATGTAGTTGGTGAGACAATTACAATCTCTACTGGTGGTGGAGATGCCACAATAAATGTCTCTGCTGTTACTGAAATGGCAATTGGTGATACTGTCACAGGCAGTACATCAGGCACCACAGGTGTTATCACTGCTGTTGGTGCAACTTCAGTTACTGTTGACACTGTTAATGGATTCTTTAAGAAGACTGAGACAGTATCTGCTGGAGATGTTTCTACATTAACAATCACTTCATTCGCCTGATAACAAATGTCCGCTACAAGACCCGCTTCTAAAACAGAGTTAAAAAACTACGCTCTTCGTAGATTAGGTTTTCCTGCTATTGATATCAATGTATGTGATGAGCAGTTGGATGACCTAATCGAAGAAGCAGTAGATTACTTTCAAGAGTTTGCATATAACGGTAGTTATAAAGCATTCATCAAGATTGAAGTAACTGATGCTATCAAAACTGCTGCCAAAACTGGCAGTGCTTTAGGTGCTACCGATTGGACAGAGGGGAATGAATATGTATCACTTCCTCCTGGAGTCTTGGCGGTCAATCATGTTTATAGTCAGATCGGTGCTTCTAGTGTAACTCCTGGTAATATTTTTAATATTAAATATCAAATTTTCTTGAATGATATCTATGCAATGACGCATGGACATATTCTTCATTACTTTATGACTTCTCAATATCTTGAGACTCTTGATTGGGTTACAAACTCAGATAGAAATCGTAGAGTCCGATTTAATGAATATCAAGGAAAACTTTATCTTGACTTTGATTGGGCAAATTTGCAGACTGGTAATCAAATTGTAGTAGAAGTTTTGATGCGTCAAGACCCTGATACTTACACCGCAATGTATAATGATGCTTGGTTGAAGGATTATGTTGAGGCATTATTCCAACAGCAATGGGGTCGCAATCTTAGTAAGTATGATGGCATTCAAATGCTTGGTGGTGTAACTTTGAATGGTCGTCAAATTCTTGAGGATGGAAGCAAATTTAAAACAGACCTTGAAGCAGATATTCGCAAGACTTATGAACTCCCCCCAATGGATTTAATCGGTTGATATGACTTATAGAAACGATCCCCCAGAAAATTGTATTCAGTCAGACTACACTAGTAGTTGCCGACTAAATCTAAATGGTTCTTCCCAGGAACAAATGTTTATGGGTAATCTGATCATTGAGAGTATTGAACTCTATGGTCAGGATATCTATTATCTACCCAGAACATATGTCAATAGAGACACAATCTTTCAAGAAGTAGAGAGTAGTAATTTTACACAGGCACTTGCTATTAGAGCATATGTTAATAATGTGGAAGGATGGGAAGGTCAAGGAGAACTGCTAAGTAAGTTTGGAGTTCGTATTGAAGATAAGACTACCTTCATCTTTTCTAGAACTAAATTTACCGAGAAGGTAGATGATAATGCAGTATTGAATGTAGAAGGTCGTCCTAATGAAGGTGACCTTATTTGGTTCCCAACAACAAAACATTTGTTTGAGATTAAGTTTGTAGAAGCAGAAAGACCTTTCTATCAGTTAGGTAAGGGTTATGTTTGGGAATGTCAGTGCGAACTCTTTGAGTACAGTGACGAACAACTTGATACTGGTGTCGCAGCAATTGATGCTATCGAAACTGCATTTGCGAATTCTATCAAGTTGGTTATGGATGCTGGCGGTTCGGGAGACTTTACAGTTGGTGAGGAGATCGTTGGAGATCTATATCTTGCTACAGCAACAGCAGCGATTACTGGTGATGCAGTAAGTTCGTTTACTATCACTGATGGTGGTGAGCATTATAAAACAGCATTGCCACCTACAGTTACTATTACAGGAGGAGGTGGAAGTGGAGCGACAGGAACAGCGGTGGTTTCGGCTACAGGCATTGTTAGCAGTATCACTGTTTCAAGTGGTGGTACTGGCTACACTAGTGCCCCATCTGTTACAATTGATTACTCTCCAAAAGACTCTAGAGCAGAAGTCAAGTCCTGGAACAGTGGGACAAGGGAACTCCAAGTCATTAATAGAACTGGAACCTTCAATACTTCAGAAACTGTTAAAGGATTAACATCAGGTGCTCTTTGGAGTCCTGAATCTTATAACACTCTAAATAATACTAATACCGCTGATAGCATTGACCAGAACTATAGTTTTGAAACTGCTGATGACGATATTCTAGATTTCACTGAAGGCAATCCCTTTGGTTCTATTGGGTCCACTACTGATACTACAATCTGATGTTAGGCACGTATTCATATAACGAAATTTTTAGAAAAACTATTGTAGCGTTTGGAACGCTGTTCAATAACATCGAACTTCGCCGTTCGACTGAAGTGATGAAAGTGCCTCTGGCATATGGTCCGAAGCAGAAGTTTCTAGCGCGTCTTGATCAAAATCCAGACCCTACAAACAAGAGAGTTCAGATTACTCTTCCTAGAATCTCATTTGAGATTAATGGAATCACATATGATTCTTCTAGGAAAGTTTCTCCCACACAAAAAATTAAATTTGCAAAAGATACTGACGAAAATAAGAACGTGTTTATGCCCGTTCCTTACAATCTATCATTTGAGTTAGCAATTATCTCCAAAAATCAAGAGGATGGATTGCAGATTTTGGAACAAATTTTACCATTCTTTCAACCTCATTATAATTTATCAGTAAAATTACTTCCAGATGTTGGAGAAACTAAGGATGTACCTGTTACATTAACTAGTGTTGATTATGAAGATACTTATGAGGGTGACTTTTCTGCTCGTAGAGCGATTATTTACACTTTACAGTTTACAGTGAAAACATATCTATACGGTCCTATTACAGATAGCAAGACTATCAAGAAAGTTATCACTGATATGTACACTGATGTCAATACTTCTTCTGCACCTAGAGAAGTTCGATATACAATTCAACCAGATCCTCTCACGGCAGATGCTGATGATGACTTTGGATTTGGTGTTGTTGATGAAGACTTCACCGACAATAAGAAACGTAATCCTGTAAGTGGCGCTGATGAGGCAATCTAATGACAACTCCTTTTGATGGACTAAATGATGCTTTTGGAGCAGAACCTTCTGAACTCCAGAAGCATGTTGAGAAAGTGAAACCTACTTTGAAAAAGACGGATAGTCCTGATATTAAACAGGACTATGAGACTACTCGTGCTGCATTACATATGTTAGTAATGAAAGGTCAAGAGGCAGTAGATGGAATACTTGATGTGGCACGAGCGTCAGATCATCCTCGTGCTTATGAAGTTGCTGCAACAACAATTAAAAGCGTAGCAGATACTGCTGATAAGTTGATTGACTTGCAAAAGAAAATGAAGGAGTTAGATGCTGATGAGAAAAAGTCAAGCCCGTCTACTGTTAATAACACGATGTTTATTGGCAGTACTGCGGACTTACAAAAAATGTTAAAGAAGCAAAAGGAGATAAATAATACTGACTCGAAATAACACGACATGACAGTATTAAATGTTTTAAGCACTAACGCAGTTGCTGCTGGAGCTACAGAGTATCAAGTTGTTGAAACTGGATACTATCGTGTAGTTGCAACTGCAGGCGATGCTACCATCGCATTCAATGATGGTCCTGTAATCACTATTGTTCAAGACCAAGCACTTTTGCTGAAAGGTGGAAAACCTGGTCAAGCAAGAGTTGTAAAAGCAACAGATTCTGCAACTACAGTATATACACTCGGTACAAATCTTGGAGAGACCAGTAACACTCATCCATTCTCAGTAGGAGACTTTATTGCTGTTGTCGATGCTGCAACTTCCCCTGCTATTGGCAGTGAATTCTTATCTGCTGGCACCGCTGGGAAAACGATCACAGCAGCTACTGGTAGCACGATTACAACTAATGTGGACTCTTCTGCTGCTGCTGCAGATTACACATATGCTTATAGTGGACCACAAGCAATCGTCAAACGATGCATAAAGGTTGCAGTAACTGGTAATGCAGTTGCTCTAGAAGAAGTACAAGTAGTCGGAGGTTGATATGGCGCAAGGTTTTGCATCAGATATTCCACCTGCCGTTAATGGCACCGCTAAGAAATATATTAGGGGTATGATGAAGGGTAAGAATAGGTGGAATAAACTCTATGGAAATCGTTCCAAAGAGGTAATGCATAAAACTGCAAACAAGATGGCTATGGGAGAGATGTCTAAAATGCCACCAACATATACAGATGTATTCGGAGAAGCAAATAAGATGAAGAAAGAAGAATTTGTCAATGAGAAAGCAGGCGAGAAAGATGCTTGCTATAAGAAAGTAAAAGCAAGTGCAAAGGTATGGCCTTCTGCATATGCTAGTGGTAGATTAGTCCAGTGCCGTAAGAAAGGTGCTGCTAACTATGGCAATAAGTCTGAAGGAATGACATTCCAACAGGTTCAGGAGAAGTGTTGGAAAGGTTATAAGAAAGTTGGTATGAAAAAGAAAGGTGACAAACTAGTACCAAATTGCGTTCCAGAAGGTGTAACAAATGAAGGAGCAGCCTGGACAAAAAAATCAGGAAAAAACTCCGAAGGAGGACTCAACGAAAAAGGACGCAAATCTTATGAGAGAGAAAACCCTG